GTGTAATAACCCCCCAACTTTTTAAAACTTAGGAGATTAATTATGACAATGCAATATGATGTTTTATCGTCGTATAACACGACATCGCCAGCTAATATCACGTCTAACAGGCAGCGCCTAAAAGGAGTTGTATATTTAGGGTCTGGAACTTCTGGAGCTATTACCTATACAGATACTACTAGTGGTGCTATCCTGTACAAAATGAGCGTAGCATCCACAGATACATATACTATTAATTTAATTTTTCCTGGTGAAGGTATTTTAGCTGCGGGTGGTTTAACGATAACATTTAGTGGTTGCACTTACGTAACAACTATATATGGCTAAGAAAAAAGGTGTCTCGCTTGCAGTTGGTCGTGGTGAAAAGCTGCCTGCGTCTAAGGGCGCTGGGCTTACCGCCAAAGGTCGTGCTAAATATAATGCAGCTACTGGTTCGCATTTAAAAGCACCACAACCTGAAGGCGGTGCCCGTAAACGTTCTTTTTGTGCTCGTATGTCTGGCATGCCAGGACCGATGAAAGATGAAAATGGTAAACCAACTCGTAAAGCAGCTTCTTTAAAGAGATGGAAATGTTAAATGTCTGTATTCGAGATATTAACTGTAGTAGCTTATGTGTTAGGTGCTATCGTGAGCTTTGTGCTTAAAGAGAAAGCTGATGAGCTTGCACGTCAAGGCATCCTTTTGAATAAGACTCGTGAGGAAATAGCTCGTGATTACATTACTAAAATCGAAGTTCGCAGCGATATGGACCAAATTATCAACCGCTTTGACCGCATTGAAGCAAAGCTTGACAGGTTTATTGAAGGACATAAATAATGCCAAGTAAGTCCAAACGACAGCATGATTTTATGGAGGCAGTAGCCCACAACAAGGCTTTTGCCAAAAAAGTAGGAGTTCCTCAATCGGTAGGTGAGGATTTTGCAAAAGCCGATAAAGGCAAACATTTTAAAAAAGGTGGAATCAACATGGCAACAAAAAAACGTAGTGTAAACCCAGCGATGGCTATGATGGCAGCTCGTGCCATGCCAACTCCAGCTGCTGCTCCAATGGCACCTCCAGCAGGTCCTATGGCACCTCCAGCAGGTCCTATGGCTGGTGGCATGAAACATGGTGGTTTGTCTAAAGAGCATCACAAACATTTAGCTCATCACCATTTAGCGATGGCTGAACACCATATGAAAGAGCATGAAGGTCATCACACTAAAAAGATGGCTAAAGGTGGTCATGCTCATGCTGAAAAAGAACACGAAATGCATCAAGCTAAAGAACTTCGTAAACTTGCTAAAGAAGAAGAGCACGAAGCAGCTGGTATGCGTCATGGTGGCAAAGCCCATATGAAGAAATATGCAATGGGTGGTGCTATTAAACGTGAAGCCAGCACAGAGCCTCGTGGTCATATGAAAGAAAAAGAAACTATGGGTCCTCGTGGCATGAAACATGATGTTGAAGCTGGTTCTAACAAACTTGGTCGTTTTGGCGAATCAAAAGTTCAAAAACGTGGTCATACTGAAGATCGCAAACCAAAGATGCATAACGATGGTGACAACACTATTGGCACATCTGGTTCTATTTCTGGTAAAAAACATGGTGGTCATATTAAGAAAATGGCTCATGGTGGTTCTACATCTAGCCGTGCTGATGGCATTGCTAAACGTGGTCATACAAAAACCAAATACTGTTAATTAGGAGAAATCTATGTCACACGGACACAAAAAACATCACGAACATATTGAGCATCATTTGAAAGAACATGATGGTGGTCATGCTCATGGCGGTCATATCCACAAACATCACGCTCACGAAAAGCATTTAAAAGAGCATGATGGCGGTATGCATGGTCACAAACATCACCACGAGCACGTTGAAGCAATGTGCGGTGGCGGTCACGCTCATAAGTAATGAGAGCCAGCCGAGGGATGGGAGCAGTTAACCCATCTAAGATGCCACGCAAAAAGATTATCCAGAGAAAGGATAATCCTGATGCTGTTGAGTTTTATGCCAAAGGTGGGCAAATTTGGGATAAACCAAGACCGAAAGATCTTGGGAAACCAAAGAAATTGTCTTCAGCTAAAAAAGCTAGTGCAAAAGCAATGGCTAAAGCAGCTGGAAGACCTTATCCTAATTTAGTCGATAACTTAAGAGCTGCAAGGAAGAAAAAATGAACTTATTTGAAAAAGTAGTAAATTATGTAAAAAGTGCTGGTCATGCAATTGAAGGTGAAGAGCACAAATTGTTAAACGAATTTGCTGCGTATTTGGCAAGTGAAAAAGTAGCTTTGGGATTCTCAAATTCCCCAGTGGTAACATCTTTTGCTGCTTCTTTAGTTCCAGCACCAGAACCTGTACAAGTTGCTCCTGTAGCTGAAGTAACTTCTGTAGAAGCTGCTCCTATAGAAACACCAGCCAGCATTACTATCAATGTTGAAGATCCAGCATCTGCAACCTTTGAAGTTACTGCTCCCGTTGATCCAGAACAAAATGTTGCGAGTTAATCATGGCAGAAAAATGGATTCAACACACTATCAAAAAAGCTGGTGCATTGCGTAAGGCTTTAGGAGTAAAAGAAGGGCATACTATTCCTGAGAAAAAGCTGGCTGCAGCTGCTAAAAAACCTGGCAAGCTAGGTCAACGTGCTCGTTTAGCAGAAACTCTTAAAGGCTTTAAGCATAAATAATGGCTACTTCAGGGACATCCGTATTTGACCTAAACATGAACGACCTCATTGAAGAGGCGTTTGAGAGGTGCGGTGTCGAACTTAGAACTGGTTATGATTTTAGGACAGCTAGACGGTCTTTAAATCTTTTAACAGTCGAATGGGCAAACCGTGGAATTAACCTTTGGACTATCCAAGAAGGTCAAATTCCTATGGTTACTGGACAGATTACCTACCCTCTGCCAATAGATACCATCGACTTATTAAGCCAAGTTATCCGAACTGGTACTTTGCAAAACCAGATAGATATCAATATTAGTCGCATTTCCGAGGACACTTACTCGACTTTGCCTAATAAATTGGCTCAAGGAAGACCTATTCAAGTATGGATTAACCGCCAGTCTGGACAAAACAACCCTACCGCTTACACCTTAGTTGGTAATGGTTCTACGACTGGCATTAGTGCTACCGACACTACGATTCAGTTATCGCCATCAGATATGACTGGTTTGGCAGCCACTGGCTACATTCAGATTGGCAGCGAGATCATTTACTACCCAAATGTCTCTACAACGGCTCCACAGCTGTTAAATTGCTATCGTGGTCAGAATGGTACTACCGCAACTTCCCATGCGACTGGAGCTTCAATTAGCGTGGTTAATCTGCCTTGTATTAACGTCTGGCCCACTCCTAACTCTCCAGGCAGCCAATACACATTCGTCTACTGGCGTATGCGTAGGATTCAGGATGCTGGCACTGGTATTAATACCAATGACATTCCATTTAGATTCATCCCATGCATGGTGGCTGGACTAGCGTTTTACTTGTCTTCCAAAATCCCTGGGGTAGATCCTAATCGTATTCCAATGCTCAAAGCTGAGTACATGGAACAATGGGATTTAGCTTCCCAAGAAGATAGGGAAAAAGCAGCTATTCGTTTTGTTCCTAGGATGTCTTTTTACGGAGGTCATGGAAGATAATGCCTACCCCTGAAGAACAAAAAGCTATAGATGAAGCTTCTAAAATGGCTCAAGAACACAGAGCTAAAGTAGAGGCTGAACGTGATCGTACCTATGCTGAAAGATTAAAGGACATGGGGTATTACGATAAAACACCTAAAGGCAGTTCTCCTAAAGGCGGTGGCGGTGCTGGTTATGTTCCAGGATCTAATAATCCATTTAACCCAGACAGTCCATTAAACCGCAAAAAAGGCGGTGTTATTCGAGGTCATGGCATAGAAAGAAAAGGTCGTACAAAAGGTAGGTTCATCTAATGCCAAATAAGTATTCATCTGGCAAATGGGCAATAGCACAATGTGATCGTTGTGGTTTTCGATATATGCTCAAAGAGCTTAGAAAAGAAGTTATCAAGACCAAGCTTTACAACATTAAAGTATGTCCTGAGTGCTGGGATCCAGATCAGCCACAGTTAAGTCTTGGACTTTACCCTGTGAATGATCCGCAAGCTGTACGGGAGCCACGCCCAGATGTCAGTTATTACGCTGGTGGAACATCAGGATTGATGACAAATCCTTATGATCCAAATGCGTTTAACGTGGATAATCAAGGTTATTCAACAGATGGTAGTAGACAGATTCAATGGGGATGGAACCCAGTGGGTGGAGCGAGTTATTTTGACAGTTATTTAACGCCAAATTCCTTGCTTCCTGTTATAACAATCGGTACAGTAACCATTACAACAACTTAGGAGTTTAAAATGGATAAGAAGCAAGTAACTAAGATTGCAGATAAAGAAGCAAAAAAAGAAGTGCATAAACATGAACATCATATGCACCCAGGCATGAAGCCGACTAAAATGGCTAAAGGTGGCGTGACAGGTAAAGCTATGAAAGCGGTAGGTCGTAACATGGCTCGTGCCATGAACCAAAAATCTTCTGGAAGAGGTCGTTAATATGGCATACGATAAATCAGTAAAAGCAACCAAAAAGAACAGCCCAGCTGTTCGCACTGGTCATGCTAAAAATGACAAACCAGCATCTGACTATGCTGCTCCGCACACTATGTCTGGTAAAAAATACACAGTAGAGAGTTTTCAAGCTATGGAAGATGCTATTCCTTACTCTACAACCAAAGCTGCCAAAGATGTAAATATCAAAGATCCTATCCCAAATGGCGTAGGCTATGGTCAGGCTAAAGAAAAGACATCTGGTATTGAAATGCGTGGAGCTGGTGCAGCTACTAAAGGTCGTATGTCTAGAGGTCCGATGGCTTAAGGGTAAACCCTATGAATTACGAACAGTTATATAACAATATCCAGTCTTACGCTGAGAACACCGAACAGTTGTTCGTGGCAAATATTCCAGTCTTTGTAATGGAGGCTGAAGAGCGTATATATAACTCAGTTCAATTACCATCGTTGCGCAAAAATGTTATTGGAACCATGACATTTGGAAATAGTTATTTGTCTTGTCCTATAGATTATTTATCAACATATTCGTTGGCTGTAATTGATTCATCAGGTAATTACAGTTATCTATTAAACAAAGACGTTAACTTTATTAGACAGTCTTATCCAAATCCAACAAGTACTGGTATGCCTCAGTATTACGCACTTTTTGGTACGCAATACAACAATAATAATGAGCTATCTTTTAT